TTGACGATATGTTGGCTGAGTTCGCTCAAGCTGAAGCTTTGTCAATGATCCAGAACAATGACCAAGCTGCTCAATCTAGCACCAACCCCTACGGTGGTACTAACGGTCTGCGTGGTTTGGATCAATTCGCTGGTGCTGCTGCTACCTACGCTGGTGGTACTTCTACTGCTGCTGCCTTTGGCACTTCTGGTACTGGCTCTACAAGCGGTCTGCATTCGCTGGCTACTTACGACCAGATCACCACCAACGCCAACACTGTGGGTGCTAACAACATCCAGTACAAAGACGTTATCAACACGATCTACGCTTTGCCACAACAGTATTGGACTCCTAACACCAAGTTTATGGTCAGCCCAATCTTGGCTCAAGCAATCCGTGGTCTGCAAGACACTAATGGCCGTCCAATCTTCAACTCTACTGAGTCGTTGAACCCTGATGGCATCATTGGTCAAATGCTCGGCTTTGATGTGGTGATGAACCGTTACTTGGACAATCCTAGCCAAGCTACAACTGGTACTGCTGGCACAACTAGCCTGTACCCAATGTACTTTGGTGATTGGACACGGGCACATTCAATCATAGACAGGTTGAACATGGTTATGCGCCGCTACGACCAGACGTTGCCCGGTTTCATCACCTTCTTTGGTGAGAAGCGTTTGGCAACTTCTGTGCGTGATCCAAACGCATTGGTGCGTTATCGCTCGACAGGTACAGCTACCTGATAAATCGGAGGGGCGTAAATGCCCCTCCTTTTTGTGCCAATAATTTAGGAACTGTTATGACCATTACCGAACGCATCCTGTCTGGAATTAAGCAAACATTGGAAACTGGCGATAAAGTCACAATCGATTTGCGCGAGGCATCTGCTATCACAGGCTCTGGTGACGGGGTTGGTGGTCGCACCTTCTTTGACAACGCATTTGCTGCATTGCGTTTTGCAAACCCAATTCGTGAGATGTCGCGTGTTATCCCTGCATCTGGCTCAAGCGTTCAGTTTGTTGCCAAGACAGGTAATGCAACAAACTCAACAAACCCGTTTGGATATACGTTCACGCCTGACAGCGGTTCGCCAAACATCAACACATCTATCTGGCAATTGCCTACCCGTGTCATTTCTGCTCAACTGCCTGTTCGTTCAGCGGTTATGTCGGATGTGAATTACCTGAATGAAACGCTTGTTGAAGATTTGATGCTGGAATTTGCACAGATCGAAGGCGCTTCAATGGTTCTCAACAATGACCAAGCTGGCTCAACCACAACAATTAACGGTGGTACAAGCGGTTTGCGTGGTCTGAATATGTACACCAGTGCTGCTGCATCTGCTTTCGGTACAAGTGGAACAGCAATTACCAATGGTATCCACTCCATTGCTACATTTACACAAGCAGCAGCAGCGGTTACATACTCTGATATTACAGACATGACCCGCTTGTTTCCTGCTCAGTATTGGAATCTTCCCGGTACGGCTTGGATGATGCATCCACAGACAATTCACGAACTGCGTAACTTGGGTGGTGCTGCTGCTATTAAGCAATTTGCTGAAGTTGGTGATGATGATGGTGGCGCTGTGACGCACATCTTTGGATTCCCTGTGATTGCTAACCCAAACATCCAAACTACTGGCGCTGGACGGTTTAACATTTACTTGGCTAACTGGCCTCGATTTGTGACCATTGCTGATGTTGAAGAAATGACCATTCAAGCAATGGAGCAAAGCAGCCCCGGCTTTATCACGCTATATGCGGAAAAACGTCTGGTAAGCACTGTGCGTGACCCGTTTGCTGGCATTCGACTTGTGGGTGTTTAAACCATGAGCGTTGACAACTATCAATACGCTGCGCCCTTTGGCGCTCAGACGCGCAATCCGTTTAACTATGCAAAGGTTGAACAGATTGGGCGTGATAGTGTCACTGCGTGGTTGACGCTTGATGAAATCACGCAACAGCTAAACCTGTTTCAAGACGAAAGCCAAGATACCTATCTGTCTTCTCTTGAACTGGCAACACGACAAGCAATTGAAGACTACTTGGGAATGTCTATCTTTCCGGTAAGCTATCGGGTTTGGTATGGCTCTGAAAGCCTTGTGGCATCTCCTATCAGTCTTGATTTGCCAGAAGTTAGCCAGAATCTTTACAACAATCAGCCCGGTGTAACCATCAATTCGGTTGGTTACTGGAATGATGCTTTCCCGCCTGTGTTTACAACACTTGCAAGCACAAGCTATTACTACGATGCCTCGGGCAACAAAGTAATTGTCAACAACTTGCCGACTGACGTTAATTCGGTGATGACTGCGCCAATCATTGTGCAGTACACAACTGTTGCCAATCCTTTGGCGGCTTATCCTGTCATCAAGCAAGCTGGTCTGTTGTTGCTTACGCACTTGTACAACAATCGTGCAAATTCAACAGCAACACAGCTTAAAGACATTCCGTTTGGTGTGACCACTTTGTTGCGGTCTTACAAACCATTGGTGATGTAAATGTCAATCGCTCGTTTTGAGAACATCAACATCAACAACCTGACTTTTACCAAGTCGGCGTTTGGTGAGTCTGCGACTGTTCAGGCATTGTGGTTTGCGACACGGGCGCGGGTATCTTCTGTTGCAAACAGTCTGAAGATTGCTGAGAAGTATCGTCTTTACCAAGACATGACAAACTTCACGTTGAACTACACGCCAAACATGAAAGAAATAGTGGATAACCAAAACCTCTATTCGATTACATGGCGTGGTAAAGATTGGCGTATTGACAGCGCAAGAGAGACTGATGATCGAATGAATATCATCTTCTTGTGCTACCGTTCTGATCCAGTTACGGCGGTGTAATGGCAACTCAACTCAATCCTGTTGTTTACGGTAAAGCCATCCAGTATCAACTGGCTAACATAGTCACGCCTGTGCCTGTGTATGCGGCTTTTAACCGTAACTTTGCCACACAGCCTAAGTTTATTACTTGGATGCTGCGTAACGTGCATCAGCCTGTTTATACGGGTACACAGCAAAGCAACAAAGGTATTGACCGACCTGTATTTCAGATTTCTATTTTCACTCAACAGATTGAAGATGGTTTTACAATCTCAAATCAGATTCTGCAAGCCTTGCACGGGTATAGTGGAATTTTGGGCAGTCCAGCAGAAGGCTTTTACATATCAAAAGCTGATGTCATGTGGCTGTACAACAGTTACAACGATGAGGAAAAAATGGCGCAAATCTTCTTAGACTGCACCATTGACATTCCAGCGTAATACAAGACAATTGTTCAACTTTTGAAGGATACTCAAAATGGCTTTACCAAACAAAGTTCTCCCCGGTTTTAGCGCAGCGTTGTACGCACAGCCCGGAGCCACACCTACTCCTTTGACAATTGCTCAGTTGTCCTTGGTCGCTAGCGTGTCCCCTCTTGCTGTTAGCGGAAACCTGATTCCTGTCGAAGCAATCCCTGCTTTCGGTCAAGATGATGCTGTGGCTAGTTTCAGCGTGGCGGGTTCGCGTCAATCTGACAAGATCCCCGTTCAGGCTGCTCCAACTTCCATGACCATTACTGCCGCATGGAATCCTGCTGATACCAACTTGCTGTTGATGCGTTCTGATGCCTATTCTGGCGTGATTGACCGCACGTTCATCATCTCGGCTACAGAGGGAACAAACATCGTTTATTACGCCTTTAACGGGCGCGTAGGCCAGTTTCAAATTGATTCTGCTCCCGGCGCAGAAGCCAAGGCAACATTTACCATCCATCCACGTGGCAACCAGTACGGTTGGTCCAACAACGCATAAGGAGTCATCATGGCTATCCCTGCAAAAGTTCTTCCCGGTTTTAGCGCATCGCTGTTTATGCAATCAGCGGCTACGCCAACACCTTTGACTACAGCAAACCTGTCTGTTTGGTCTGCACAAGTTGCTACGATTGTTGGTACTTCTGCTGGCGGTACAGGCGCTGCTGGTGTTGCTCTGCCTGTTGAAGCTATCCCTGCTTTTGGTATGGACGATGCTGTGGCAAGTTTTGGTGTTGCTGGTTCTCGTCAAAGCGACAAAATTCCTGTGCAAGCGGCTCCTACAAGCATGACCATTACGGCTGCTTGGAACCCTTCTGACGCAGCCTTGTTGCAAATCCGTGCTGATGCTTACTCTGGTGTTGTTGACCGCACTTTTGTGGTTGCAGCAGTGGAAGGCACAAACACTATTGCTTATGCGTTCAACGGTCGCGTTGGTCAATTCCAGATTGACGCTGCTCCCGGCGCAGAAGCCAAATGTATGTTCACAATTCATCCTCGGGGCAACCAGTTCGGCTGGTCGAACAACTGATGAAACTATCTGACGCAATTGAAGCAATTGTGACCAGCTACGGTGACATTGATCTTGTTGCCCGTGGCATGGTGGTTGACGCTAGTGAGCTTGCACAAGCCACTGCTCAACCCGACACAGCCGAAGCCATTGCCTTGGCTTTGCTGAAGAAGTACAACGTGACTGCTCCTGTGGTGGTCATTGAAGAAGTCGATACAACAGAGTAACAAGACATGATAGTAAAAGACAGCAACGATCTTCTGAACTTTCTTGTAGCCCAATCCGATTCATCAAAGAATTGGTTTGGGTTTCAGCAACAAAAGCTGACTGCCATTAGTCTTGCCCATGAAATAGCGGCTAGACACGCCGACAAGATGACAGCAAATGAAATCGTAAATTTTGTTAGCGAGTTAAACAACGAGCTATATCAAAAAATTATCAAACCGAGAACATGACATGGGTGGCGTTACCATTAAGCTAGAAGGTCTTGGTGACGTTATCAAAGTCTTTGATGAGCTTGCCCAAGAAATTGGCGATAAAAAGGCTCGTAGCAAAATCTTGATCCCTGCGGCAAGGGATGCAATCAAACCAGTTTTTGCTTTAGCCCAACAAAACGCACCAGTGGATACAGGCGCTTTGCAATTGTTGTTGCAAGTTGAAGCCAGAAGACCCACAAGCCGCGACAGACGATCCAAATACATTACGGGCAACGATGCCGTGATTGCTGCTGTCACTACAGCCTCTGGTAAAAAGATGAAGGCCATGAGCGAAGGCAAAGGGCTAGAACGCACTAGAAGGCGCATGATTAAGCTAGGCTCAACCAAAGAACAAGCAGACACTTTTGAAGGCTTTAAAAGTGATGCAAGGGCCATTGCACAAGAGTTTGGCACAGGTAAAATGCCAGCACAGCCATACCTAAGACCAGCGTTAGAGAGTCAATCACAGGAAACCGTGAATAGGTTGGCTGAAGGTTTACGCAAATACATTTCAAAATTTAGGGCAAAAACATGACAAAACTCAGTTCTGCATTTGGCGCAACTTATGACAAGATGCGCCGCGAAATCTTGACTCGCAAATTTGAACTTGGCGGCTTTACGTTTAAAGTCCGTGTTCCTTTGGTTGCAGAGTCTGACGCGATTTACACGCGCATCACCAATCCTGACGAAGCAAAAATTGAAAGCATTTATCAATTGCTTGTTGAGCCTTTGCAAAAGTTTCGGGATTCATCTGAGGCCACTGAATCAGGCTTTGAGTTTTTGGAAAACGATGTGTTGGTGCAAGGAAAGTCTTTGCGCGAAGCAGC